CTTGCTGGCAGTAGTCGTTGTTGTCGACATAGCCTACCGTTGTCCAGCCGAGCAGTTTGCCGCCGAGAGTCCCGCCGACTCCGGAAAACAGGGAAAGTTCATTCACTCAGTTCAGAGTTACGGGAATATCTTCTTCGTCTGCTTCTGTAACTGAGCCCATCAGTTGGGCTAGTTCTTTCCGTAATTCGTCAGTCGATTTTTCGACGGTAATGTTTTCGATGCGCTCGGTCGGTTTCAGACCGGCACGATCCATGATGTCTTTGGCGGCTTGTAGGCGGACTTGTTCTGATGTTGCGTGGGACGCAAGGTCTACGATCTGAGCCAATGCACCGGGTACTGCTGAAGCCATTAGGCGGCGAGTTTCATTTTCGATTTCGAGAGCAAACTGGCCGCGAAGCTGGTGCGCTTTTTGATATGCCGTCTTCGCTGAATAACCTGCCTTTATTGCGGACTGTGTTCCGTTACCGGTCAGTGCAACTTCCTTAACGAAGGCGGCTTGTTTATCTGTCAACATGTGAAGCGTTCCTGTTCAATGTTATTTTTACCCCCCGCTGTACGGACACAATATTCCCAATATCATTAGAAAAAAAAGGGGGGCGGGGGCCCCGGCCCAGGAGCGCACCGTTTTTACGGCCATAGTGGTGGCCATGCCCAATCGAAGTGGAGCACTGACATTACAAGGCAGCACTAATCGTTGGTATTGCTACGTTTTTCGGCCTTTGTGGGTCAAAATGTGGGCCAAATCCGCAATGTCAGCCTCTCAAGCCAGAAATGGTGGGGATTTGTGATCGCGAAGCAGAAATTTCATGTGTGTGAGCGCATGAATAATATGATCTCGCTACCTCAACTCATCCGAACTCGAAGCAAGCCACGTCTGCTGGTTCTTTATGTTGGTTCTGTTACGTGTGCCGTGATCGAATGACCGGTATAAAAAAAGGCCCCGAAGACTGGGAGTCGTTCGAGGCATGCAATTCTGCAAGACTGATTATACTGACCTTACGCGTAACCGTGCTCGGTTTGCGCCCTATTCCATACACCTAGTTCAGAACGCAGTTCGTAGTCCCATTCGTCCAGTAAACTCCTCACATTTCGATGCGCCTCTTCATGACGCTTTGTCCATCGCGTTACATCAGCCACAATCTTCTTCTGGTGGCGTGTCAACCATATAGCCCCTCGGTACGTTTCCAAAGTCATTTCCGTAACCGATCGCCAATGCTGTTTGTGCATCAATAACGGCCGTTTGCGCTTGCGGTCTTCAGTCACCATACGATCAGTTATCGCCTCAACTAATCTGCGCTGATACGAGTTATCGAGTGCGTAGTTATATCGGCTGAACATCGAGCATTGTTTAGAGCATCTGGACAACACATCAGAGCACTCTTGGAACGTTATTTCCGGAGTACCGCCTGTAGACCTTTCCAACTGACCGACTTTCGGATTGAGCAATTTGAAAGATTCCAGGGTCAGCATTCATCTCTCATCTCTTCGCGAACCAACGTGCACCAACTCAGCAAATGCATCGTCACTTGATGATGGTCTGCTAAATCGGGTCGCAAATCGTAGAGGGACATCATGACCATCCAGGGCTGTCGATCGAGCCTATAAATTAGTACCGGCCGTACCTTGTCTATTGCGGCTTGCTCGGCTGTCTGATGCCACCATTCATTGATTCGTGCTTCCTTGGCTCGCTTGATCTCGATACCCCAGCCAGGCACGCCAACTAGATCACAGCCACCTTGAGCAGCCTGCTGCTGCCAATTCCGCTGGATCTCAAGACCCAGTTCGTCACGCAATATCCGTGCGACTTCCTGTTCGCCCATTTTTCCTTTAGTCCTGCTGTTCGTCATCTTCAAATAACCTGATGTATTCGACTCGATTCGGTGGAAACTCCTGCAAATCCGGGAACACCTGTCCACCACGTTGCACCCACTTCGCAAACTGACCGCATGCCATTTCGTGATCTCGGCAAAAATCGAACTTGGAACAACCACGCTCACATGGTGACTTGCCGACCCACTTAATTCGTTCCAGTAGCCCCTTAACACCTGGCTTCTTTTGCTGGCCTAGACAATTACCGCACGTCTTAACCCTGCCGGATCGCAACTGACCGCCACGGACAATCTTGGTGCCTCCACAGTCACAGCGACAAACCCACGTTGCACCGCCGGAATTGCCTATCGAGCGATCGGTTCCGGAATACCGCAGCACCACCAACTTGCCGTAACGGTTTCCGATTTCATCCAAAGGAAGCGGCCCCATACGTGGCAAAGAGAAATGACCGTCACTCATCGCAAGTTCTGCCTAAGTAGGTGGTAAATCATGCCGAGCGTAGGTTGATAACCGTATCCGTAAGGTACGGTTATCTACCTCGGCAGATTTTTGCCGAAGTAGACCACCCATATTGCCGAGGTTTTGCCGAGGTACTAACCAACACGCAAACCCGGCTTCCGAGCAGTCGAGTGGTACTGCTTTACTAAAAAGCCGTCATCCATCCATTGCCGGATGTGATCTCGAGCAGCCACTCTCGTAATCCGGTACTGGCGCATCATGTACCGACCCAAATACCGATCACCGGCATTGGGATGGCCCGAAAACGGGTTCTCTATTTCCCAACGACGGCTGACCTCCGTAAATATCGCCGTCTTCTGCTCTTCTGAAATCTTCTGAGCATCGGCAATCTCTTCCATTAATTCTTCGGTTCGGTCATTCAACAAACCAGTCTCCGGATCTCGCAGATAAGTTCGCTGGTCCGTCATAGAGATGTCGTTCGATTTCACAACAGCCCCATGCACCATCTCTAGCAACCCAACTGGATAGTCCATCGCTTCCGAAACGGTGTGGCGATCATCTTCAGAGGCAACCCACAGCGCATAGACCCATCGGGCACCATCCACTAACGCACTGGTGCCGCGAATCGCTGCTCGGGCTGACATAGGACCATCAATGTTGTTGTCCTTCCGAAGATGATGCGCCACTAATAAACAGGCACCCGTTTGCGCTGTTAATTGTGAAACCGCAGTCCACCAGCACTGGGCAGCAGCCGGATCTGCATTGATGTCCGATTGCACTAACGCCTGTAACGGATCTAAAACGATCAGATCCGGTTTCAACTCAGTAATTTGACTACAGACTTCGGTCCACAGTGCCGTCATTTGGTATTCGCCATGCACCGTCTTCATAAAAACGACAGGTCTTCCCGTATCCGGTATCGGCACAACGAACAGGTGGTCTTGCAACTTCTCTTTTTCCACAGGGTTCAAAATCTGGTCCAGCCGACGATGGACAGCACTGTGGGACTCTTCCCATGTCAACATCACTGCCCTACCCTGCTTCAGAATTTCACCACCCAGCGCAATTTGCTTACCAATTCCAGAACCGGGACCAGCGGCAACCCGGACACATAGATCCAATAGAAGGTAGGACTTTCCAATACCGCCAATACTGGCCAGTAATCCGGGCGTCGCCTTTGGCAATACACCTTCTATTAACCAATCAATTGGTGGTGCAACGCCGTCATAACGGTCCATTCCCCAATCAGTGACCCTAAAAGCGGGCCCTGTGGGCTGATCAAATGCCTCCACGCCATACATCTTGCGCAGATCTTCCTCTGATGGTGCGTCACTTCGCATTTCATTCCGATTAAACGGATAGACGTCCCCACCATTTCCGCCACTACCTGACACTCGGCAACCTTTCTAAATGCTCAATCACTTCATGCAAGGTCGCCCAGTTTTCGTCAGTAAATGGTTTGCCGTCCTCTAACTGTTTTGCGGCTATAGAAAGTACGTACATTTTTGGCCTCAGAAAATACAGCAGTGCTCGATAGTCGGGCCGAGGCCGCCGATCTTTCCGCCGCCCCTCGTAATACAGTGGGTCTTTGCGAAACATGTCAGAGGCGGTTAAACCCACAGCCTCCATAACAGCAACAGCTCCGCAACCGGCCCGACAGATAATTAGTACCCGCCCGTCATCACCGACACCGATGCCCAACGAGGGACTACGGTCGTCATGCGCGGGACATGTGGCGGTGAACTTTCCATCCTTACCTTTTACGTTGTCGAGTCGTGCCAATAACTGGTCGACGGGATCAATCATGAAAAAAGGCGGGACGGCCCGTACCGGTCATCTTACAAACCCAGAGGTACCCGCGAGGGACCAAAGATGGTACGAGCCGCCCCAACAACAGCGAGGTAAGGAGAGGGCTGTACTGGCGCCCAGCCCAGGCGCTTTAATTGATGCACCCGGGGCCCATGCATGCATCCGCAGAGCCTTCAGGATTTTGGGTAGGTGAATATGGGTTGCCGAAAATGTCTGGTCTGATCTGCTCGGGTTTGACCTTGTGGTCAGCCAACCGACATAACGCCATTACGCGATTGCCGGGAACTCCTCGCTGCGCCCATTGGTGGACGGCGGAGCGTGATAGCCCGAAATACCGGGCGGTCTTGGCATAGCCGCCAAGGGCCGAAATGACCAAACTGGTAACGGCCTGTGGCGATTCCGGCAGATCCGGAAGGTTCGAAAGGAAGACGCCCTCACCCGGGATCGGGTCAGATATGGCGGTTTTACTCAGGTTTTCCATCTTTTTGGCTTAGATCCTCGTTTAGTCAGTCAACTCAGGTGGACCGATGTCAAGTTTTGCTGTATAATGCGACTTATGAGCATGAATTTTCTTCCGTTCATTCCGTTTCAGACTGAACTCTACCACATCGTCGACGACCGTCAAGTCGAGGAGACCCTATGAACGCTAAGCCAAAAAGCGCCAAGCCTGACATCAATGCCGGAGTGTTATTCCGGCTGCCGATACAGCAGCGAAAAGCAATCGTGCGAAATCTTCACACCGCCAACTATTTCGATGATGTTGATGGGCGACCTAACTTCAGAATGGCCTATACGAGTGACGTGGGATGGAACGACATCGTGGATGAAATCATGTCCGGAAAAATTGACGAACAGTTTTGGATCAAAGAATTGATGCCACGGCAGGTCGCAGAACTCTATGCCGTCGATACCCTCGCCT